GAGTTCTCCGAGCGTGAATTCCAGCAATATATTTGACTCATCCAGATCGTTACAGTTTTCTGCCCTGATTAAGGATCTTCCGATTCAGTCTTCCCTAGGACTCGGATGCTGTTGGGGTGATTGGGCTGACTGTTTAATAGGTGAACACCTATTGCAACGATCCTAGTCTTATATATTGTTATCTATCGAATACAACTTGAACTGCCAAGGATCTTCCGGCTCAGGTTTTCTGCAAAACCCGGTTGCTGTTGCAGGCTGCTTCAAGGATCCCATTTCATAAATAGGGTTTGAAATGGCATTTGTTCCCACGAAGACCGCACTTACTTTCTCGGCTGAAGATGAGTCAGGCCTTGAAAAAGCTGTTTCCGACGCACTCTCGGGGTGCGTTGAGCTAAACATGGGTATCCGGAGATGTGCCGCTTTCCCCGCCATAAACCAAGACGCTTTCCTTTGTGAATTGACAACCAAAGAAGCTAAAGGCGTCTTGAGGTCTCTCGCCGATAAGGTTAGAGGTAGAATGTTCGTTGATCATGCTGTTATTCATCTGATGTATATTCCAGTGATACTTGATACAACACACGCGGTCGCTGATTTGAAGTTGAAAAACCTTGCGACCGGTGATGAACTTTATGGTGGGACAAAAGTTAATCTGAATGAGGCTTTCATACTGACGATGACATGGCCCCGGTCTCTGTTCGCTGATGCAGTGAACGAGCACAAGGGCTTGTATTTGGGAGGAACAATTTCATGTTCTTCCTCAGTACCGCGTCACGCGAAAGTTGGGATGTGGTATCCCCTTTGGACTGAGAAAGTAAGCAACAAACAGCTTTACCAGAAGACTGTTGCTTTGACCAACACTCGAGCAATCGAGACTTTCGCCAGGACGATGATACATTCAGATAAAGAGATGCGAAGCTTGTTGAGAAGTCGTGCCTCAACAGATATTGCCTCCAAGAGATATGAAAATCCTGTGTTATGCTCGTCAAGGATAGGGTTGATGGACAACGCCACTGCTGGAATTGACTTCACCGTTAATCGGTTAGAGGAGACCGCAGTTGACGATACCGACCCGACTGGTAGTGACGTTTTGGTTCCACGTTCCACTATCAGTACAGACAGTAAGTTGCGGGTCAGCGAGACTCTTCCGACCTTGGGGTCGGATGAATCTAACTGATATTCGTGAATGTCCACTAAGACATGGGGGGGGTTTGGAAGAGGTTATTAGTCTCTCGCTGGTATGCTGAATTTAGCTGATGAATTCTTGAGTTTGAGATAAGTCGCTTTTCGGAAATTACCTCGAGATGTATGAACTCTTCAACCATTCACTCCAGCCTAACCAGTTAACGCCATGTCTTCGAACCAGGGCAAACGGTGGACAAGTTTCGAACCGCCAGAGTAGGAATGTTCGCCGCGCTGCTGCCTTTCGTAATAGTCAACAGACTAGCGCGAGGATTCCCGTACCGGTACCTGTTATACCGGTTTCCCGGCCCAATGGGCCGAAGGCGTCGTTGAAGCTCCCAAACAATCAAGTTTGGGTATACAAAGTTGCCAGTGAGTTAGCTGCCAAGACCTCTGATGCCAACGATGCTATTTCCCTGACTACCATGCTGAGTGGTATTTCAGATGTCAAACCTGAGACGAAGTTGTACCGTCTCGTTTTTGGGTTTGTTGCCGAATCCGACGGTTCCTTTGGGGTCGTCGAAGACGAGAATGTTTCAGGTAACGTCGTGCCTGATCCGCCCGTGGTTGGTCGGGCTGGGTTCAAAAAGCACACGAACAAATGCCGAGATGTCAATCTCGAGGGAAAAACGCCCGACGAGCTCAAAAATATGGCCGTCGTGTGGTGTCTTGACGAGAATCGCAAGGTGGCGAAACGCATTGCGTTCACGCACTTCTGGTTTGCGATCTCTCGACCATCGCCATTGATGCCCCCAGAAAACATTCTGGTGGATGGAAATCAATGAATGGTTGTTACCGACGTTTCAGGCGTCGATGCCAACGTAAAGAGTGATGACTCCTATCAAGACGGAGATTATTATTATGATACCGACATGTTCCAGTATGATTGTACTGACGATGATGACGGTACAGCCTACATGCAAGATTTCTTCTCGTGTGTAGCTGCCATGAATTTCTAATTGATTCATGATGCCTCCTTGTGAGAAGGATGTTCGGGTGGCTGCTTAAGCGCTTCTATACTTAAGTACCGAATGTTATACCGTTATTATCTAGTGATAATAACGATGCCTATTTCTATGAAATAGAAGC